ATAAACAAGTTAAAGTTTTTGTTGGTGGCAATGTTGAATTTACCGGGATAATGTTTGTTAGCCCTTCTTTTGGTGATGTAAATATTATTTCTATCAATGGTTATGCTTTGCCGGGGGTGTTGAATGATTGCAATGCTTCATTGTCTGATTTTCCTATTGAGTTCAACAATCAAACGCTTGAAGAAATCACAACCGCTTTAATTACTCCCTTTGGGTTATCTTCAGTTTTTGATACTGAAGCTGATGGTAATTTTATTCCAGAATCAAAAAGCGCTTTTGAGCGTGTAGCGCCCAAAGAAAGTGAAAAGATTTTAAGTTTTCTTTCTGGCTTGGCTAATCAAAGAAATCAAATTATTTCAAATGATGCCCTTGGCAGGCTGCTTTTTAGATCTGCAATTTCGGGGGGTGATCCTGTTGATAGACTTGTTGCTGGAAGCGCCCCGGTTTTGTCAATTAATCCTACTTTTGATGAACAAGGTTATTTTTCGAGTATCAGCGGAATAGCGCCTTCAGATATCGGCAGTTCTGGCGCGCCTTATACCGTTAATAATCCTTTTCTTCAAGGGGTGTTAAGGCCGTTTACCTTTACTTCAAATGATGCTGATGATTCAACTTTAAAAAATTCTGTTGAATATAAAACTTCTTTAATGTTTGGGAATGCTATTTCTTATGAAGTAACGGTTAGCAGTTGGAGAGATAGAAGCGGCAACTTATGGGAGCCAAATACAACCGTTATTTTAAATGCGCCCCGGGCCATGGTTTATAGTGATTATGAATTTTTAATTAAAGAAGTTTCTTTTGCCCGTGGGGTTGATGGTAATAATGCGGTTTTAAGTCTTGTACTGCCGGGATCTTATAGCGGGAAAATTCCGGAGGCTTTGCCATGGGATTAGGTTTTTTAGGCAGGGTTAAACAATTTGTTAGATCCGTTTTAAACGGTGAATTTTATCCTGATGTTCAAACGGATACGGGCGGCAAATATAATATTACTTCTAAGCTTTTCCAGCCCGCTGGCGATGATTGCGCGCCGCTGCCTGAAGATCTTGCTGTTACTGTTGAAACTCAAAAAACGGGAAGTTTAGCCGCGGTTGGTTTTATTGATCCGAATAATGAAGGGATAGCGTTGCCCGGTGAATCCCGGCGTTATGCCCGTGATAGTGGGGGTGTTATCCAAAGCCAGATTTTTCAACGCAATGATGGAACTATAATAATTGAAAATCTTTTAGTTAGTCAAACCATTTCCCCTGATGGCAGTGTTGTGATTCAAAACGCTGGCGGTTTTATTTCTTTGCTTTCTTCAGGCATTGTAAATATTAACGGGACAAGATTTTTGCAAGATGGTAATATTGTTATGGCAGGCGGGGCCGATATCGATTTTGGCTCAACAACTTATTTAACACATACCCACCTTGGCAATTTGGGTAATCCGACAAGTACACCGCAATGATAGAACAAGAAGGCGATGTTAAATTATTTCAAACTACTGACAATGGTGAAATAAACATTGAAAATGGTTTGGTTGAAATGACTCAAACTTTTGACACTATGGCTTATCTTTGCTTGTTTGGTGGCAATCAAGATGATAGTGGCAATCCAAACGATGCAAAGTCTTGGTGGGGAAATGTTGGGGAAGTTGATCCTGATTTTCAATATAGATCAGAGACACAAAATTTATTATTAGCTATCCCATCAACTTCAGCGAATTTAAGACGTATTGAAGATGCGGCGCGCCGGGATCTTGCCGTATTTACTAATAAGAAAATAGCAAATGAAGTTGAAGTTCTGGCTTCTATTCCCGGGGTTAATAAAGTAAATATATCGGGGGTGATTCGCGCTATAGGCCGCGAATTTGAATTCAATTTTACACAGAATTGGAGCGCTTCAGTCAATGGCATTTGAACAACCTAGAATTGATGAAATCAATAATTTAATTATTGCTAGTTTTCAATCAACATTAAATCAACAAATACCATTATTGCCAAAATCATTTATTAGAGTTTTGGCCAAAGCTATGGCGGCTATCTTTTCGCTGTTTAGCAAGTATCTTGGTTTTGTATTTCTTCAAATGTTTGTTTCTACCGCAACAAATGAAGAAGTTGAAATTAATGGAAAGAAAGTAAGGCCCTTAACTGAATGGGGGCGCTTGATTGGTGTTGGTGATGCTGTTGCTGCTATCCAAGCTGAATATATTATTGATATTACCGTTGTAAATCAGGGCGGAACGCTGCCAGCGGGAACGCAATTTATTAATGCTGAAAATGGTGTAACTTATTTAACAATCGGTTCAATTGTTTTAAATGCCGCAACTGTACAGGCAACAATAAGGGCCGCTAGTGATCAAGCGGGGGGTGATGGCGCGGGCGATATTGGAAACATGCAAGAGGGTGTTTCTGTTGTATCCGTTGTCAATCCCTTGCCAGATATCGCCCGTGATGCGCTAGTTCAAACTGAAGTTGTTCGCGGCGCTGATGGTGAAAACACTGAGCAATACCGCCAGCGTGTTGTTGATCGTTTTCAAAAGCGCCCGCAAGGTGGCGCGCCCGCTGATTATGAATTTTGGGGTGAAGAAGTTGCCGGTATTATTAATGTTTACCCATATACTTCAGATTGCCCGGGCGAAGTTGATATTTATTCAGAAGCTACGCCTGAAAGTTCGGGTTCGCCTGATGGCATTCCTACCGCTGCCCAATTACAAGCGGTTCAAGATTCTATTCAGTTTGATGATAACGGGCTTGCATCTAGAAGGCCGATTAATGATTTTGTTAATTCATTGCCAATTACAAGAACTGGTTTTGATGTTACCGTTTCTGATATCCAAGTCCCTCAAGATTTGGGGCAAGTTCAAGATGATATCACCAATGCAATTAATAATTATTTTTTAGAGCGTGAGCCGTTTATTGCTGGTTTAACTATTCCGCCAAGAACTGACAAGATAACTAGAAGCGCTTTAATTGGGCTTGTTGAAGATATTGTTACTGCCGCAAATGGAACTTTTTCAACTGTTACTTTTGAGCCTGCCGGGGGTGGCACAACATTAGAAATTTATATTTTAGGCGAAGGTGAAAAATCTAAAGCTAGTAATATTGCATTTGTATGATTGATTTTCTAAAAGTATTCCAGCATTTGTTACCGCGCGGCAAGGCGTGGCGGATTATTATTAACAAAAATTTGAGATTGTTTTTTGAAAGTATTACGCCAATTTTAAGCGGTGGCAAAAATCAAATTGATGCGGTTTGGCTTGATATTTTTCCAGATACTACCCGTTGCCTTGATGAATGGGAGCAACAATTTGCATTATTAACTTCTTTAACTGATGAAGATGAAAGGCGCGCGCGCCTTGATGCGGCTTGGAAAGAATTGGGGGGGGCAATCCCCGCGTTATATTCAGGACACTTTAAGAAATGCCGGTTTTGATGTTTATGTTCATGAATGGTGGGAGCCGGGAACTAAAAACGTTAGAAACCCTTTATTAGTTTTGAATGATGGCAATAGCTCTCAAGCTTATTTGTCAGTATGTGGAAACGCTCAAGCGGTTTGCGGGAATATGAATGCTGTTGCTGGTGCAACCAATGACCCTAAAGGCTATCCGCTTGTTAATAAAATCTTTACTGCCTTTGAAGGTATTATTTGTGCTGGTTATTCTTCTGCCGTTTGTGGCAATTCTGAAGCGGTGGCTGGCGCTAACTTTGGGTTTATGTTCTCCCGTAAAGGCTATATAATCCCCACTGATCCAGATAAATGGCCTTATTTCTGGTATGTTGGGGGTGAAAATTATCCTGATTTGGCGCAAGTTCCAAGCGCGCGCCGGGATGAATTTGAAGATTTAATGTTAAAAATTGCCCCTCAACAACATTGGATTGGGGTTTTAGTTGAATATGTTTAAGGTAAAAAAATTATGAGCTTTGATTATTCTTCAATTTATGCAAACATGAACACCCCGGGCGCAACTTATCCCTATGGTGAAGCTATCAATGAAACCGCGCCGGGTTCTTTAGATGGTACGCCGCTAGAGCGCCGATGGCTAAATGATTTGCTTGGCATGTGGCAACGGATTTTAACGCTATCTGCCATTACTCCAAACGCAACCGCTGAAAATGCAACTGAGGGTAATTCCCAATATGTTCAGGGTTTGGCGGCTATGTTCTTACCAAAAACTGTAACTCATGAAGATAATGGTAGCGCGGTTAATGCTTACGTTATTAAAAGAAAAGGTTCTACTCCTGAAATTGCTGATCCTCAAGATGGGCAGATTTTTGTTTTTGATTTGCCCGGTGGCATTGTTAATACCGGCGGTTCTACGCTTCAAGTTGATGGCGGAGCAACTATAGCTTTTGTTGATCAAACTGGAAGTGCTTTTACCGGGGGTGAAGTTATCTCCGGTAGAAATAAAGTTGTTTATAACGATGCTTTAAGCCAATATAGGCTTCAACAATTTGAAGAAACGGTTCACCTTGGACAAATTAACGGTTTAGAAATTTCTAATAGTGCCGGTGATGTTGCAAATGATATTGATGTCGCGCCCGGTCAATGTGCCGATATTACTGGCCGCATTTCAATGGTTACAACGTCATCCTTTACAAAAGAGATTGATAATAATTGGGCTGAGGGCACTGGAAACGGTGGATTCCCATCTACTGAACCTTTAAATGTTGATGAATGGTATAGATACTTTGGTATTGTAAAAGCTGACGGACAAGTTGATTTTGGTTATGATGTTGCTGGCAACGATAATGCAAGTTCTCTTTTGACTGATGCGACCGATTATATTTCATATAGGCAAATTGCTTGGGTTTATTATGAAAGCCCCGGAAATATTCGATTATTTTTTCAGGATGGTGATAGATTCTTTTGGCAAGAAATTTGGCAAAAATCGCCTAGTATTAGCCCCCCGGCTACCATTCAAACTAATGAATCGGTTTTAGCTCCGCCTGAAACAATTGCGGAAATTTCTGCGCGCGCTGATGGAGGCGCTGGCACATTTTATTGGGTTGGCTCTTCAGACCAAGTTTTTCCTGTTCCAAGTGTTTCATCTAAAAACCTTGAATCAAATATTTCATTTGATGGCTCATTAACAACTTATGCTAAGCTATCATCTAACTCAGAATTTTCTTATAGAGCTTCGCAAGCTTCTGGTGTTCTTGAAATTACTGTTTCAAGTTGGCTTTATAATAGGGGTAGAAATTAAAAAAAGGGGGCAATGCCCCCTTTTTTATTCTTCAGTTTGCGGTTCATTGTGAAATTCAATAAGTGTTTCATCATAAGTTCGGGCTTTTATAATAAGAATTTTAATTTCTTCATTAACAAAAACAAACCCCTGATCTTTTTTCAAATGGTAATGCAGCGTATGCCAGCAACAACCAAAACCTTCAGCTAGTTTCTTTTTAAATTCAACTAAGCTGATGCCTTCAGGCTTGGCTTTGTTTAAAAAGTCTTTCAATGGTATAAGTTCGCCAGTTTGATAATCACCCATAATATCCCCCTTATGGTTAAACGTGAAAGCGTATTAAGCCCGATTCATTAAAAAAATTCAAGATGCCCCACAATTGGGCTTGCAAGATTCCTCATTATTTGCCAATATTGACTGGTGGCTAGGTTCCCGGTCGCTTTGGATTGGGGGTATAGCCGAAAAGGGCATCCGTGCGCCCCTGCCACACCGATTTTTTGCACGGACGGTTATCAGGCACGGGCATTTCGGATTTAATTCCCAAAAACCCCCTGCACGATATACCGGCCACAGTCTGTATATGTGGTGGTGTTGGTTGCCGCTCAGTGTAAAAGGAAGCTCGGACTGAGAGATCGAGCAGAATTGTGGAAACTGCACCCTAGAGAACTCTAGAAGCCTTTCCAGCACCCCTTCATATACAGATTGTCAGCCATGGTGACGGAATCGGTTGAGAGAACACCGGCCACATGTGAACGGCGGGAGCATAATCTGAGCAATGTCTTAGCCCTGACAACTCAGTCCCTGTTTTGGCGTCGGGAAACTGGCGACCTGACCATTCTGAAAGGCAAAAGCCCGGGGATGGTTCCAGAGTAAAATCTGGTGGTAGGGGGGTGAACCTCGTAAAGCCAGTAGTTTGATGATTGAGAAAGGTCGTCACCATGGTAGGGGGTAAAGGGCTAGTTATGTCTAAAGGAGAAAAACATGTTTTATCTGTATTTTATTTGTGAGCAGGGCAACGGAAATCGACCTGTAAAGATTGGATATTCAGCTGACCCGGACAAACGCTGTCAGGATCTTCAGACTGGAAACCCGAGAAAATTACACACAATTATCAAAATCCCGTTTGAGACTGAAGAACTCGCCAGAGAGGCCGAACAGACATTCCAGTCGCTAGCGGGTAAAAAACACAGAAGTCTGCAAGGTGAGTGGTTTATGATCTACGGCGATTGGAATAAATTTGTAGCTGAGGCCATGAAACTGTTCGACCATAATCAAAAAATTAAGGGGGCAGCATGAATCAACTGACAATAATCAACGAATCCCATCCAGCACCGGTTAAAGCTGAGAAAATAAAATTTGATTATGACGCGCTTGTCATTATTGCGCTTGCCTGCCATGAAACGGCCCATCTTATACAGCATTACATGCTGTTTAATCACAATAAGCTAAATACAAGCTGGAAGGCCGGAATATTCAGAAAGCCCCATGGTAAAGGGTTCCGGCGCATATATGCCCATTTGAGGGCCGAATTTGTGAACCCATATATAAGGGGAGAACGGGAATATAGGCCAATTTTCCTATTTGACCCTATGTTGCAAGGGGGTGAAAAAGATTAAAAAACTTCAAAAAAGGGCTTGCCAAGATGGGCGTATTAGCACATAATACACCCATTGAATCAATAACCGCTGGAGAGCAAACATGAAAACATATTTAAAAAACCTAGTTGAAGAAAAAGGCATTGACCCTGAAATGATTCTTGAAGTTGAAGGCAATTCTGGCTTAAACCTGATGCCTTTACAGATTGTTTTAGATGCCATTAACGGCGCGCCAAAATCTGAGCAAGATCAAATCCGCAATACCTTGGTAATGATTGATTTTAAAAATGGCGATGTTGTTCACTTTTTCAAACACTTAGCGGGAGCGCTGGCTATATAAGCCAGCGTTTTTATTATGGCTGTTATAGAAACTGATAAATTTGAAAAAGCTGAATTTTGTTACAAGCTATCCAAGCTTATTAAAAACCTTGAGCTTTCAGAAAAAAGAATCGAAGAAAATCCTTGGCCTTTAATCAGGGAGCTGGAAAAGCGAAACGCAGAATATTTGGATCTTTTTTATGAAATAAAACATGAGTTATACCCACTTCCAAAAATGGTTAGTAATACTGAGGTTCCCGAGTTGTTAGATCCAAGAACTGAGGCAATTGCTATTCTGTCAAAAACTAGAAAAGTTATTGATGAGTCAGGGGTAATCTAATGAAAATTGAATTCACAGAAAAACAAGCCGCTTTAGTAATTGAAGCATTAGATAAACATTATGGGGGGCAAGTTTATATTGGTGAAATGCAGCCAGATAAACGCCCTGAAATTGAAAAGACTTTAAGCCAGATTGAAGAAATTAAAATTAAATTTGATCGGGCTAAAGAAAACCAAAAACTTTAATAGCTGGAGATCTATTATGAGTATTGCAAGAAATATTGAACAAGCTTTATATAATTGCCGCCGTGATCATTATATTAAGTATAACA